CCCTACCGATAAAAAAGCTTTTAAATGGGTTAGATTGAAGGGTGATGACGGTAAATCAGCTCCAAACTTTAATCTATTATTAAATACAGAGATTAAGTCTAGCAGCTCCTACACATTGAACGGTGCTGCACCTACAATTAATCAAAATGACCTTAACGGTCGTAACTCTGTAGAGATTAACAACAGAGGGCTAACTGGTAATGCTTGGAAAGGTATTTCTTTTATTAGCTCTAAGAAAGAGTTTAAAAGAGGAGATACTATTGTAATTAGACTACCTATCTACATTTACAGTGATGTACCTGTAGATAACGGAATCCATTTAGCACTAAAATCTCATGTGGGTAATAAACAGTTGACCGGATTTAATCTTGACAGCGGGACTGCTAGAGATACATGGGTTATTAAAGAAATTGAGTACACAGTTCAGCAGGATTTTACATCTCAAAGCGATAATCTATTTTTCATTTTCGCAACTAAGAACGGACATTTTAAAATAGCTGAGCCTTATATGGCAGTTGATGGGGATATGCCAAGAGATTGGATGCCAAGCCTCGAAGATTTAAAAGCTCACTCATTATCAGCAAACGTAAGGATCGCCGGAACTTATGAAGGTAAGAAAGCTAATGATATTAAATTCTATGTAGATGTATATTATGACGGAGAAAAGATTACTAACGGATTTAACCTAACCGCTAAAGTATGGGGTGCTGGATTAGATAAAACTCAAAACAACGCAACATATAATAGCGACGGAGAGCTTACTAATGTTTATTACTCAAATGGTGTAAAAGACGGAACAACAATTAATATCAAGTTAGATGTAGAGTATAAGTATTTAAAAACTACTTGTTTTGCAAGGCTTGATAACTTGCCTGATACTGAACTTGTAAAAGAGATCACTAGCAAGTACAAAACGTTTGATACAACGTTAGAACAATTCAGGTCTCAAATAGGAGAGCTTAACGACAAGCAATTTAAAGTTGCTATTAGAGGAGATAACCTCTTAAACTCAGCCGAAAAGAAAACAGGTAATAATCTGACTTATACAACGTTAGAACCTATGAAACCTGGTAATACTTACACTCTAGTAGCGGACTTTAGATATTTCCCAGCTAATCAGGAATTAAGAATATTTAACAGCGAAAGGCAAAGACTTGTAGCTGGTATTAACATGTTTACTTTCACAGTACCAACAGAAACAAGAACTATTAACCTAATGCCGTTAGGAAATGAAACAGAAGTTAAAAATGTGGAAGTTTGGGAAGGAAATTACAACGAAGGGTTAGAGGACAATTCATTCGATGCTGTAACCGGTGGAGCCGGAAAAATTGTGGGAATTAAGCTGAAAAATGAATTTAAAGAAGGGCGATATTATAAAATGGTGTTCGACACAACAGCCCCTAACAATAGTGTAATGGCGATTGGTATTGATGAGTATTTTCTCACAGGTAATACGTATAAGACTATTCCCGACAACAACTATAAACCAATGACTGCAAAAGATAACGTGTTATTTACAAGGATTTCAAGTAAAGCAAATGACAATAAAGAGGCTGTGTATTTAGAATTCTCAGGAAATTTTGACAAATCACAAATTACCAACGTTAGATTTTATGAAGTTAATCTAGGGTTTAGGTACACCAAAAGAGATGAAACTGTAGATATCGCCTCTTTGATTAATCAATCAAAAGAAGAAATTACCTTGAAGCTATCAAAAACTTTAGCTACTGACTATATGACCAAGTCACAGACAGAAACATCTATTAAATTACTAAGAGATAAAATAGAAAATGTTGTTACTGATGAAAACTTTGGAACTACTCTTGTTCAGAATGCTAAAAGTTTAAAATTAGCATGGAATAATTATACTAAATACTTTCAATTTGAAGATGAAAGTTTAATTTTATACGAAGGAAAAGCCGAAAGTGCTAAGAAGAGAGTTAAACTTGATTATCTTGGAACATCTTATTATGACCAAAACGGAGAATTCTCTGGAGCTATAAGGGGTTATTATAAAACTGATGTTTGGGGTCGAGATGCAGGATATTATTCAGGGATGAACTTTGTAATAAAGGCAAATGGTAGAGTAGGTTGGTTTGAGGAAACAGAAGAGTGGGGGCTTAAACTTGAGAGACCGTTGTTAGCATTCAATTACATTCACGATGATAATCACACTGAATTAAAAAACACGATAGTATCTTATGTTGATTTTGAAGCACGAGAAAAAACAATAATTAAGGGCGATTTATTCGTAAGAGGAGTAATGGAAGATGGGGGTAAAACAGTTAATTTACAAGGTCGAGACGTTAACGTAAAAGTTCAAGGGCTTAACTTGAAATTTAGAAATGGAATACTTGTATCGTAAGGAGAATAAGAATTTGGAAATGTCAAAAAAATTAGGAATTGCGAAAGTTAAAAGCGATATCACTAAGTTTACAGAGATAATGGCTAGAGATTATGAACTAGAAGCATTTGAAGTAACTGGGATTTTAGCTCAAGTGCTAATAGAATGGCAAAAAAGAGAGTTGATTGAATCAAATGATGAATTCACAAAAGTTTTAAAAGATTTAAACGAACAAATTTCTAAAAAAGAAGAACAAAATTAAAAGATATAAGAGCGGTATAATAACTGCTCTTTTTTAAGGAGGTGCAAACATTGCACATAACATTGGCGGAACTTGCTAATCAATATTATGAATTATTTAATGACATATACATTCACGCATTAGCAGGAATAATAGTATTTGATATTATTACTGGGCTTGCTAAGGCGTGGGTAACAAAAACGGTTAACTCCACAATAGGAAGACGTGGATTAATCGAGCATCTAATTGTGTTAGTGCTAGTTGTAACGGTTTATCCCTATTTAATCTATATAGGTTTTGAAGAAGTAGCAACAGCTTTTATATTCTTCTTCATAGCAACATACGGAGTATCGCTTATTGAGAACTTAGCAGCAATAGGGGTGCCATTTCCAAAAGGGATAAAAAAGAGGCTAGAAAAACTAAGAGATGCATTAAACGAAAAGGAGTGATTCTATCTTGGAAAAAATAATTAGATTAAGTATAGAAAACACAACAAAAATAAGACAAGTAGAAGATAGTTTTTGCGAGCTGTATTCACACGATAAAAATAACGGTGCTTTTGAGTTTGAAATTTCAAAAGGAACATTAACTAATGAAAATGTAGTAGCACTATTTAAATTTTTAAGAAGTGGCAGTTACTGGAAAACTAACGGAACTGTAGAAGATAATAAAATAAAATTTAACTTTGACACCTCTCTAATCACTCAAAATGAAGAGGTTGTTTGCTATATCTACCTTGATAAAGAAGAACGCAACAGCGATATTTTCAGATTTAAATTCAAAGTCAACCTATCTGAAATAGATAAAGCTAGTCAACTACCGGAAAAAGAACGCTTTTTTGCTAACAGCATGATAGTAGATAGAGTAGATGTACTTACTAAAGAAGACTTTGACAAAGCTATAGCTGAGATATCTAAAGGTAGTCACTTTTTAACAGAGGATAAAGCTAATGAGAGATATGCATTAAAAGGAGATATCCCTAATGTATCTGATTTTGTATCAAGTACCCAATTATCAGATTATGCTTTGAAGACTGAAATTCCGAATAGTGAAACTATTGTAAATAAGGCTGTAGAAGAAGTTGAGAAAAAGGAATATTTAACTGAACATCAGTCTTTAGCTAATTATGTCACTGAAACACAGTTGAATGATAAGGGTTATTTAACACAACACCAGGACATAAGCAACTTTGCTACAAAACAAGCTGTTGATGATGTTGCTGCTAAAGTTACACAATTAGAAGCTAGACCAGTGACATCGAGTTATGATGATACTGAAATTAAACGTAAAATCAAAGAACTAGAAGATAGACCAACAACAGCTAACATTGATACTAGTAACTTTGTAACAACTACACAATTAGAGGATAAGCATTATTTGACGGAGCATCAATCATTAACAAATTATGTTACAAAAAATGAATTAAAAGAAGAAGTCAAAGCAATAAGTGGTAGTCAACCAACAGTTGACACTTCAAACTTAGCTACTAAAGAAGAACTTAGAAAAGCTTTTTTAGATGAAGAAGAACATGAGAAGTATGCTAAAAAAACTGAATTACCTCAACCATATAACGATACGGATATTAAGACTAGATTGACAACTCTTGAGAATAGACCGAGTGGGAATGTTGATACTAGTGATTTTGCAACTAAAAAACAAATAGAAAACTTACAAGGAGAGATAAGTTTTAAATTAAATAAAGCAGATTCTCCCTTTTACTTTACAGGATTTAACAACGCTCGTGAATATTCACAAATAGCAAAAGGAAGTAAAAGTGATGATACATTATACGGGAGAGTATTCGTTAATGCTAATGAACGTAAAATTTACAGAGGTCATTTTACTTTCACTGAATTAGATTTAGCTTTATATACGTTAGCTAAAGCAATTCCAGAAGGATATACTCCTGATTATGAATTTGGAGATAGTGATAATATTGAATTAATCACAAATAAAACAATTCAAAGATATTTACCAACCAACACCGGAAACACAGGAAACACAACCGAACTTGATAATCGTTTAAAAGTTTTAGAAAGTAAACAGTGGGAAATTCACGGTCGAGGAATGCCAAATGGTACAGTTGCAGCACCAGTAGGTACTACTTATGTAGACGAAGCAGTAACAAACGGTGCTTTAAAATGGATAAAGAAAACTGGAACAGGTAACACTGGATGGGAAGTTTTAATTGGAGACACAGGCTGGAAAATACTTCCTTCTGTTTCGAAATTAGGAAATTCATTTGTCAAAATAAGACGTGTTAACAATGTTGTATCGTATCAGTTCGGAGGCTTAAGCTGGGGTTGGTTCGGTATCGTTAGAAGAGGTGGAGCTGGATATGTTTTACAAGGATCTGATAGAGAACGAAATTGTTATATTATTCAAAATGGTGGGATTCCAATAGGATATAGAGCTGAAGCTTCACTTATTGGGAATATATATAATGATAAAGGCGTTTCTTATGGAACATGGTATTTAGGGGGAAATGGAGATTACAATCAGTTGAGATTTCAATTTACAGACCCTGTACCAACAGATAGAGATATAGGAGATATACGAGTAAGCTCTATCTCATATTTAACGAGCGACGCATGGCCGACAAACTAGAAAGGAGGTGAACACAATGATAAATTGGAAAGTAAGGTTTAAGAATAAACGCTTTGTAATAGCTTTTATAGCTGGTCTATTGCTATTAGTTAAGCAAGTATCTGTATTGTTTGGATATAATCTAAATACAGAATTATTCAGCACCAACATTAATAATGTTATCGATGCTGTTTTTTTATTACTTGGATTGTTAGGGATAGTTAACGATCCTACAACACAAGGTTTCAGTGATAGCGAACAAGCGCTAACTTACGAACAACCAAAACAAGACTAGTAATAGTCTTTTTATTTTATTCAAAATACAGGAGGAAAAAGAATAATGGTTAGAACAACAGATTTAGTAAACGAAGCAAGACGTATAGCAAATTTAGGAATAGGTGTTGACCAAGACGGAGCATATGGAACTCAATGTGTAGACTTACCTAACTATTTAAGTTCATATTTCTTTGGGAAAACATTATGGGGTAACGCAATAGACTTGCTTAACAGTGCAGCAGCATTAGGATATAAAGTTGAGTATAACGTTGTAGGAGATCTTAACAGTAGACCAAAAGCTGGAGCAGTATTTGTGATGGACACAACATATACAGCAGGACATTCATATGGACATACAGGGCTTGTAATTGAAGATTCAGACGGATATTCAATGAAAACTATTGAACAAAATGTTGATGGCAACTGGGATAGCTTATATGTTGGTGGACCTGCAAGATATGTATCAAGAGATTTTGAAGGAATTGTAGGATGGTTCTATTTCCCAGTAGACGACACACCAGCTAATAACCCAGTTACTACAGACGTACAGTCTCTAGACAGACCAAGAGTATTTACAGTTAAAGTACCTAACTTAAATGTTCGTTCAGCTCCATCATTAGATGCTGAAGTTGTAGCAAGCTATGATGAAAATGAAGAATTTAACTATACTGAATACTGTTATGCTAATGGTTATGAGTGGTTATCTTATGTATCTCACAGTGGGGAACGTAGATATGTTGCTAGTATGGAATTAGCTTCAGGTACAGACTATGGAACATGGAGATACTTGTAATTAATTATAATTAGTGATAAAATATATATAGATGAATATTTTTCATATTTATTCCCTAAGCCCGGCTTAATTGCTGGGCTTCTTTTTTTATGTCCGTTTAAATGGATATTTTTTAAAATTTCCGTTAAAAATTTAATGAATTTATCCTGGATTTACTTCACAACTCAAGATAATAATTTAAGCCCTCAATAAAAGGGGGCTTTTTTCTGTGGGGAAAAAATAGGGAAAAACCTTCTAAATGGTTAAAAAAATCGATTAATTTCTGTATATTTTCTAATATATTGAAAATTTGTTGAAATATGCTCAAATTACTATATTTTTATGCTTTTTTAGGCTTTTCACTTTATCAATTTACGGTTACATGATATAATTATGTATTATACAATAAAACGCTGCTAATCATTGATTTAACAGCGTTTATTTTTATTTCATTTTGATTATAGGGAAAAAATAGGGAAAGCTTTTTCTAATTTATTATGAAGGTCTACCTTCATATTAGCAGTAACATGTGTGTAAATGCTAAGGGTTATGCTAGTGTCAGAATGTCCTAATCTTTCAGATATAACTTTGATAGGTACTCCAGCTTCAATAAGTAACGCTACATGTGTATGCCTAAACATGTGAGAGGTTATATTTTGTAATGTTAAATGATTAATGATTGTGTTGTAGTGAACCTTGAATATAAATTCATCGCTTGATATAAAATCATAAATGATACTTAACACATAATCAGATACTTCTATTGTTCTGATACTACTTAATGTTTTTGGAGCTGACAATTTTCCATTTTGTAATTTAGTTTTGTTAACAGATATTGTTTTATTATCAAAGTCAATATCTTTAGGGGTTAGTGCTAATACTTCCCCGATTCTCAAACCAGTGTGTAGTTGAACTATAGCAACATTTCTTACCGTGTTGTTTTCAATATTAGCTAAAATATTAGAGATCTCATCTTTTTCTAGATATTTTATCTTTTGTAGCTTTTCGGCTTTTTCTTCCTTGGTCAATTTGAATTCTAAAGTAACATCAAAGCTTTTTACATAGTATTTCTTAATAAATTTAAACAGGTTGTTAAATAGTCTTACTATGAACTTAATAGCCTCTGGAGAGTAGTGACTTCTGTATTCAATTATCATTTTATCGTATTTAATCTTGGTAATATTTTCTAGTTTTTCGTTATCATCTAATTTTTGTAAATACGATTTATAAATTAAATATGAATGATGGGTAAGTGTAGCTTTCTTGAATTCCAGGAATTTTTCCTTATAAAATCCTAATGGTTTGTTAACAACTTCAGGATTTAATAGTTTCTCTATCTTTTCTTGTAATTCATTGTATGCCTCTTTCTCTGTAGTTCTAGTTTTATTATTTTTTACTACTGATACACGACGTGTTTTCCCGTCGAGATCCTTGTACGATTGTACATATCTATATTTCCCATTATGGGTTATTTCTTTATACATAAAAATACACATCCTTTCTTGATTAGATAAGATGTGTATGATATACTATTAATAGATTGTATGTGTATATCATACACATTCTATAAACTCTCTTACTTTGGCCGGTGGGGGAGTTTTTTTGTATAAAGTTATTTTATTATGCTCCTAATTGAGCTTTTAATTTTTTCTTATCTTCAAAATTGAGAATATTTATGTTGTATTCGTTTAATGCTTCTTGGTATTCATCTTTCAATTCTTTATATCCATCAGAACTTATAATGATTGATAAGCTTTCATTTCTACCATAACGTATTGTACGATTTTCTGTTGTATCTAACCAACTAGAAAGTATAAAATGTAGTTTGTCTTTTGTTATTTTATTATGAACTTGAACTAATTTGTATTTCCCTTTAGACATCGCTAAAAAATTAAATTTATGCTCTAATCTTGATTTACCAGCTATAGATAGGTCAGGGAATACATTATATTCAGAGCTTTCATTGAAATAACTTTTTACATCTTCTAGAAAATGAGACTGGACTGTTTGTGGGTGTAACAGTGATAGGTCATAAACATTAAGAAGTACTTGTGTCATATCGTGTATCGCTTGTCCTAAATTATGTTTTTTAGCTTTTTTTATTATTTCATCACCCATTAATTCTAATCCGTTATAGTTTAAGATAGATTTTAATAAATGGTGACGTTTATTTTTTTTTGTTAAATCAATTCCATTTAACTGCAAATCCCAAAGAGTAAAACCGTCATCAGTAAGAATATAATATTTACCATCATATTTTATTGTAAAAGAAATACCGTCTCCGTAGGTGTTGACAAAAGGTGTAATTACCTCTTGACTGTCGCCTTCCAATAGATTAACATGTGTATTCTCTTTTATGTATTCTATATATGAATCTTTTATTTTATTGCTATCCATTGTAAGAACACCTCCTTTTACTTTATTATATAAGATTTCTTTGTATTTGTATAGAAAGATTATCGTTTTTATCAGTATTTGAGAATTTTAATATTGAGTCTAATATTATTATAAAATCATTAGTATTTTTAATGTTTTCATAAGGTAAAGGAAAGGCTTTGTAATGAGTGTATCCGTCATTTTTATCTATATATTCTTGTTCAGAAAATATATTTATTCTATTTCCACGTACTATTTCACCATCAGCATTTTTATGAAAGTTGTTATTTAAATTAATTCTGAATAGTGTGTGATTATAACGAACTTCTCTAAAGTTAAATACTTTACTTCTTAGTGAATACTTATAAGATAAAATAAATTTTTCACCTGTTGTGGATTGAATTTTTATATCACCACTTGTATGTTCATCTTCTTTTATTGTTTTATTATGTTTTTCAAATATAACTTTTAAAATACTCAAAAGATCCTGAGCTTCTTTATCTGTTAGATATAATTCCATTTTACCCTCCCTTTAAAACTTCCTTCTTAACTCAACAACTCGTCCAACTATCACTACTGGTTTAGTAACAACTTCTTCGTTTGAAAAATACATAGGTGAGTATTCTGAATTGTTAGATATTAACATTATTCCATTATCAAGCTTTTCAAACTTCTTACATGTGGCATCATCTCCATTTACTAGGGCGATAACCACATCTCCATTGTTAGCTGTTGATTGTTGTTTTACGATAACAGTATCTCCATCATTAATATCTGGTTTCATACTATCACCTTTTATCTTTAACCCAAAGAATTCACCTTGATTCTGCCATGATTGAGGTATCTCCTCGTAGTCTAGGATATCTTCTACAGCTGAAATAGGTATTCCTGCTGCTACTGTTCCTAACACTGGAATTTTTATTCCTTGCGGTGTAGGTGAGTCTTCTTTAGTAAATTCTTCTGAAATTTTATATTTTGGTACATCATAGCCAAGCAACCAAGCTTCTGAAACACCAAATACTTTTGATAATAAAAATATCTTTTCGTTATCTGGATTTGATTTACCGTTTACGTATTGTGATAAATGGCTTTTATAAAATTTTATATTATATTTTTCTTGAAATGGTTTTGCTAAATTAAGAACGTCTATCTGTCTTAATTTTTTTTCTTTCATTATTTGATTAATTCTTTCAGTAGAAGTTGCCATAACTTTTTTTACCTCCTGTTTGATACTATAATATCATTATTTGAACAAAAGTTCAAGATGAAAGTTCAAAAAAATTGAATTTTTGTGTTGACAAATAAAAAGTGATAGTATATAATAAAATTAAGTTCAAAAGATTGAACTACGAAATTAGAAAGGAGATAAAATGGAATTTAACTATGATAAACTATTAGGGAGAATAATAGAAGTATATGGAAATCAAAGTAATTTTGCTAAAGATATGAAGCTTTCTGAACGTAGTATATCCTTTAAATTAAATAATATAAGACGATGGAAAGATACGGAAATAAAATTAGCCATGAAACTTCTAAAAATACCTGAAAATAAAGTTCACTTATATTTTTTTAGCGAATAAGTTCAAGTAATTTGAACAAAAAATTATTTCTAATAGAGGAGAAAGGAGGAGTGGGGATGAAAAATCTAATAACAATTATAGCTGGTATGTTTATTGCAAAAAAAATAATAGACCACGCAAACGAGCGTAAGTCTATTAATATCGATTCTAATCTTCTTGGTGCAACCATTTATGGTACTCTTCAAGCAGACCTAAAGTAAGATTTAATGATATTCCACCGATTTGATTTCCTAAACGGGTTCTATCGTCTTCTTGATTTCTAAAAACTTCGACACTTTTATTGGCTTCGTTGGCGATTTTAGAAATTTTATCAGGTGTTAGATTGTTAAGAAAATCATTAAAATTTTTAACCATTATAATTCACCTCCTTTGAGGTAATTATAGCATAAATTAGTGAAAGGAGGAGTGGATGTGTTATCAGAATTTTTTGAACTGATAAAAAGTGAATTAATGAATGCAATAACAATTTTTGGATATATTTTGATATTGCACACATTAATAACTACTATTCTTTCAGAAATTATTGATACTTTCAAGAGGAAAAAGGATGACAACGATTAACGAATTTATAGCATTTATTATTTTTGAGTTATGTTATTTAGGTTTACTGTTTTACATATTTTATATTACGGGCAATTTATCGTTTTTTAAACAGTTTTTGTGGAGTAGAAGGAGGAGTGGTGATGAAAAATAAAACAAAAATAGCACTAACATTAGCAACTGTCGGATTAGTCTCTAAAGTAGTGCTAAGTACCAAACACTATCTAACGGTTTATGAAGAAAACAGTAAATTATATGCTGAATCTTGGTTACAGTTAGATGTGTTTGATAGAAGTTATTGTTTCTCAAAAAATAAAAAGGAAATTATAAATAATAAAAAAACATTAAAATCTGAAACAGTACTTACAGATGCAAAAAATTATTCAAGCATAAAAATTACCCCCAACTCTATTGAATTGAGGGTAGAGAAAATTAAAAGTTAATATAAACTTTATCTTCTTTTTGAATTAATTCTTTATTTGATTTAAGTGTGATTCTATCTTTATATTGCTCAAAATATAATATTACATCTTTAGGCAAAAGTTGAAGTTGAGCAATAACATCTTCATTGTTTTCGATAATAATTCTTGTAATTTTATCGTCACCAACAAAAGATGTGTCTATATTGATTTCACCATCTGTCAAAACTAAAGAATAATTTAAAGAAATATCATTCATTATAATTCACCTCCTTTGGTGTAATTATAACACAAGAGAAAGGAGGAGTGAGGATGGAAATAAAGAAATTAATTTTTTTAGATGATACATATTTAGAAAATTGTACTTTATCTCATGATATTCCAAAAGAAATAGCCGAAATATCTAATAGTTTCGTGAAAATAACTACTGATAAATTGACTATACAATATGTAAATTTAGATTACATTCAGATAATTATACCTAAGAATTTAAAAGTTGTTCCTTTAAGAGGAGGAAAAAGATGACAATGATTATTGTACTTCTTAAACAAATTGAAAGAAGGTGATTAAGATGCAGGAAATTTACGACGCTTATTCAGATAAAATGAAGAATCCAGATCATTGGGTTAAACGAACTATATTACGTAAAATTTTAGAAATGGACAAATCAAAAGATAAGTTCAATAAATTCATTAAAGAGATTGAAGGGCTTGAAGATTCTTACCTTTTCATCCAAGGGACTTTAGCAACAAATAAAACATTTAATAAAGTTAGAATTTACAACTATATCAATCAAAAAAATAGAGAAAGGGAACGTGAAAATGCTAAAAACTAAAATAAAAAGAAAAATCAAAAAAGATAAACTAAATGTAATTTATTGGACAATCGCTGTGATTAGCATGTGTTTCTTAACATTGACAAATATCGATTGGCAATTGATAGGCGGAATAGCAACCGGATCAATAGCGATGATTCAATTCTTATTTGATAAAGATTTTGCTAAAAAATATTTTAATTAGGAGGAATGTATGAACAAGTTTAAAAAATTATTCTATAGAAGAGGGTTTGAATTAATAGAAGATTTAAACGGAGAGTTACCTGTTAAATCTACAGTCCATAGTGCAGGTGTTGATTTTATAGCTAGTCAAGATATTGTGATTCCTGCATTTAGATTTAAAGGCGAAGCAACACTAGTGCCAACTGGATTAAAAGCATTTATGCCAAAGAATGAATGTTTATTAATATTTGCAAGAAGTAGCTTGCCGGTTAATCGTGGACTAGTAATGAGTAACGGTGTAGGAGTTGTAGATTCAGATTACTATAACAACCCAAAAAATGAAGGTCATATATTGTTGGAGTTCAATAATTTAACAAACAAACATTTAACAATAAAAAAAGGTGAAAGAATTGGACAAGGTATTTTCTATAAAGTACCTAAGGTAAGTTATGGATTTAGATTAAAAGGAGATAAGCGTGGTGGAGGATTTGGAAGTACAAATAAAGAATAGTTTTAGTGAAAAACAAATGGAAATGCTCAAACATCTAAATGATTATGGTGTTAAGGTAGAACCTTATGTTAAAGAGAAATTTCCTACAGGATTTGAAAGTTATGAATTATTTGAAGTACTAGCAGAATATTTCACGCACACAGCTAAACTATTAAAACAAAAGTATTTAGAAGAGGAGTGTTAGCTAATGAATATTCCTAATTTCAGAGCATACGTTGATAAAAAAATGTATAAAATTATTGGTTGGTACGGTGATTATATCACATTAGGAAGAAAGTACGAAAGTAGATATATTCAATCAATCAACGTTAAGAAAAATGATGTAATCATCATGTATGGAAGTGATTTAAAAGACAAAAAAGGAAATGAAATATTTAGTGGGGATATTGTTAAAAACACTGATAAAGATATTGGAATAGTGAGATATAAAGACGGTTCTTTTGAAGTAGATTTTAAGCAGTATATCCCAGCTCAATTAGGATTGATAAATGATGATTTAGAGGTAATTGGAGATATCCATAGAAATAAAAAAATACTAGATAAGATTATTAATAATAATAAAAAAGTTATTTGTTTAAATAATGTAGAAAAAAGGATTAATAAAAAAAGGAAAAGAACGTCTAAATAGACGTTCAATGATTTAACTATATTATATAGTAAATTGAGTTAAATTGCAAGAAAGGAGTGTAAAAAATGAATATATGGCTTATGGACGAACAGCCTGTAGTAGTAGATAGAGGACTAGCAAGAATTATAGGTTTCTCAGAGGCTGTTGTTATTACTCAACTTCATCAATGGATCGAATATAACAAGAAGCATAAGAAAAACTATAAAGATGGTTACTACTGGACATACGGTTCAATGAAACAATGGCATGAAGAATATTTTGATATATTAGGTTCTGTTAAAACACTCAGAAGAGTTTTTAAAACACTAGCAGAAAAAGGTTATTTAATAGTAAGTAATTACAATAAATTAAAATTTGATAAAACATGTTGGTATAGAGTAAATTACGAAAAATTTAATTCACTTAAAAAGGAATATCGAGATGGACAATTTGACCACACTGAAAAAGACAATTTGACCATATCAGAAGTGGACAATTTGACCACACCTATACCAAATAATAAAAATATAATAAAAAATAATAATATATCATCTCATTCATCAAATAATAATATTATATATAGCGAGCAAATGCTTGATAATGATGAGCGAGTGATTGAAGAGACTAAAAAGAATATTAGTTCTCGGAAGAAGTACAACACACAGTACTTCAAAGATAGCTTTGGGTATTCCCGAGTCAGTAAGAATAAAAGAGTAGAGCTTGATAAATGGATTAAGTATGCAGTTGATATTTGTTTAATGCCGCCTGATACAAGACTTCACATAGGAAAACAGAGTGTAAAAGCTAGTGAGGTAGTAGAGAGATTAACGAAGTTAAGGCATGAACATATTAATTATATTTTTTCTAGATTAAGTCAAGTTAAGTATCCTACAAATCATCAGAATTACATGTTAGCAGTCCTGTTTAATGCTAAAGATCAATACGAGAGTAGTATTTCAACATTTACAGGGGGCAAGAATAACATCCCTGGTAAATACGTTGTACCTGTTCCAGATTATTTAAAAGATAGGATAGCTGGTAAGAGTAAAACAAAGGAGGAAAGAGTAGTTACTGATGAAGATGAAGAAGCATACAAGGAAATGATGAGTGAATTAACAAAAGGAAAAGAACGCAATGATGTTTAGTGATAATTTCTAACAGGAGGTTATCGATTTGGAATTTGTAGAACCACTTAGGACACAAGAAGAACTAGATGCAATGAATTATTATTTTAAAAGTAGAAGTGAGCGTGATTACTTACTTTACTACATGGGAATAAATGTAGCTTTTAGAATTAGTGATTTATTAGGATTAAAGGTTGGTGATGTAAGAAACAGGGATAAGATAAGAAGGCGTGAAATGAAGACTGGGAAGTTAAGAGAAATGGTTGTATTACCTAAATTAAAGCGTGTGCTAGATGATTACTGCATGGATAAAGAAGATGAAGAATACTTGTTTAAATCGACACGATATAAGAACTCTAATAGACCAATAACAAGGACACAAGCATACAGGATATTAAAGACTGGTGCTAAAGAGTGCGGGATAAAGAATATAGGTACACATAGTTTTAGAAAGACATTTGGTTATCATTTTTACAAAGAAAGTAAGGATGTAGTAACACTCATGAAATTATTCAACCATCATGACCCTAGTATTACATTAAGATATATAGGAATAGAACGTGATGAGATGAGTAAAGCTGTTAAAAAATGGGGTGGCTTATAGACATCATTTTTTAAAAAAATCTATTATGTAACCAATAAGGGAAACATTACATAGGTAAAAATGCAATGTATTTAAAATACTGATAGCAGTAAGGTTTGAAGATATTAACTAAATGTAACACTTTATAAGATATGATACATACTTATATTATAAATTAATCACTCACTCATTCATTCAAAATATAAATTAAGGAGAAGAATTAATGATTAATAACGTAGTTTTAGTAGGAAGACTAACAAGAGATTTAGAATTAAGATACACTACATCAAATAAAGCAGCTGTTAATTTTACATTAGCGGTCAATAGAAATTTTAAAAATGAAAGAGGAGAATTTCCAGCAGATTTTATAGGTTGTACTGCTTATGGGAAACAAGCGGAGAATATGGCACGATTTCTAAATAAAGGAAGTTTGATTGGTGTAGAGGGTAGAATTTCTACAAGGAATTATCAAGGGAAAGATGGAAAAACAGTATATATTACAGAAGTAATTGCAGATAAAGTTAATTTCTTGGAGAGTAAAAAACAAGGTAATAACAATCAACAAGGATATTCAGAAGCAAGCAATGTTACTGATTTCTATGATTTCAACAGCGAGTACAATCCATTTATGGAACAATAATTAATATGTTTTCTTGGGAAGGATAGAATAAAAAATGGGAAAAAAGAAAATCATTAGAAATAATTTCAGTATAACAAAGCCTGGACAGAAGAAACTGACAAAGCGAGAAGCAATAGATTTAACCATAAGTGAAATAGAAGATAGCTACACTAAAAGATTAAATACAGAAGTTAATTTAAAAGTAGCAGATTTCATTGGTGACTTTTGTTTAGCGTTAGCATGGAGTTTAAGAAATAATCATAATTATGGAGCAAAAAGAATTGAACGTACTATTAGAGAATTATTTGAAGTAGTAAGTGATGCGAAAATGAAAGAAGTTGGACAGATACTATTTGATATGAGTGAGATAAAAGAACAGCTTTTAGTTGAAACTGGATTAGATATAGAACCTGTAATTGTAGAAGAAGTTAACAAACATTTAACAAGGGTAAAGGAGTTTAAGGAAAATGAATAAAGTCGTAACTATTAAAGAAATGATTGAAACTATTAAAGAAAAAATGAACTGGAGCGAAGCTATTTTAGCAATCGAGCTAGGGGTAGATTCACAGAATTTATTAGCATGGAAAAGAGGAAGAACGCCACGATCTAAAAACTATAAGAGATTAAAAGAAATATATGAAAGTTTAAGTGAAGATGATACCAAAGATGAATTATCATTGGAGTTTAAACTAATAGAAAATAATATATTAGAAGAACTTTCTGATGTAAATAATAATTTAAAAAAATCACAGGAAAGTCTTAGTGCAGCAGAGCGAAATTTCGCTTTTGCAACTGTTAATGTTAAAACATGGGAAAGCAAAAAGAAACAGTTAGAAAACAAATTAAAAGAAACAAGAAAAAAATGGGAGAAAAACAATGTATAAAAAGTCAATGTTTAAAAATGCTAAAAGAGTAGATGTTATAGAAACCACAGAAGATAAAATAGAAAGCTACATAGAAGCATATAAAAGAGGAGAAATAGTTGACTTACCTCCACTAGAAGAGAACGAAGAAATAAAAGAAATCAGTATTACTGGCGGAACAGCTATTATTTACGTTGATGACGTAGGAGGAGAATATGGCAAGAAATAAATTAATAGATCTAAACAATCATTTGTTTGAAGCATTAGAAAGAATTAATGATGAAAACTTAAAAGGAGAAAGTTTACAAGAAGAAATAGCTAGAACTAAGACTATTACAACTATAGGGAATACGATTATAAATAATGCAGGCTTAGCATTAGAAGCAGAGAAATATAAAAATGACTTTGGTAAAGGAGTTTCCTTGCCATTAATGATTGAAAATGCGAAATAGTGGAAGTTTTAAAAAAGGACATATTCCCTGGAATAAAGGTGTAACTGGGTACATGGGAGCTAACAGAACAAGCTTTAAAAAAGGGCATACACCAGCACGTTTTAGAGAATTGTATTCTGAAAGAACAAGTGTAGATGGAATAGTTGAAATAAAAGTAGAAAGAAATAAATGGATATCCAAACATAGATATGTATGGGAACAACATCATAATAGAAAAGTCCCGAAAGGTAAGGTGGTGATATTTTTAGATGGTAATAAAACTAATTTTGAGATAGATAATTTAAAACTAATATCTAGAGGAGCATTATTAATCTTAAATAGAAAATATAGACACATACTAAAAGATAAAGAATTAATGAGATCATGTGTTGATTTAAGCGAATTAATATACGCAATAGGTAAGAGAAAGAAAACAGAAGAGGATGAAAACTAATGTAGATAAGCTAATGAGAGAGAAAGAAATAACTAACAAGGAGTTAGCAACATTAACAGGATTACATGTTAAAACAATACGTGAAGTACGTAAGGGATTAACAGCAACAAGATATAGTACATTAAGAAAAATATATAAAGTATTAAAGGAGATTTAAAACAATGATTAAAAGAGTAATAAAAATTGAAACAACAAAAGAAATGGTAGCAAATGATATTAATGAATTAATTACAGGAAGTGACATAGATCAAGAGACATTAGGGGATAATGAATATGTAGTAGATGTTCAAGTTTTAAATGTGAATGAAACATTAATAGCATTAGTTAAGATAGGAGAAAGATAGTGAAGTGGAATAAATTAGAGGTAAAGCCGTTACCTATAGAGGAACAAACAGAACATAGTTATAAAACTATGTGGGAAGGCCCTATGCCAGAAATTAATGAACAAGTGTTAGTAACTGTTCCATCATGCAGAGGAGGGTTTGTTGATACATATACTGACACATGGATTGAATATAACGGAGAAGTAGGTTTTGAATATACTGATGATAATATTATTTACTGGATGGAAATGCCAAAATATAACGGAGAATTAGAAGATTAAAGAGGTGTTAGTATGATAGAAGTACAAGGTAAAGAAAACAAAGATCATATAGAACTAGACATGTTGGAACTTGCGGTAGCTTTGAGCTTATTATATCAAGATTCTTATGCAAGAGATGTACCTGATTTTTTAGAAGACTTACAGAAAGAAAAAATAATAGTTAAGATAGGAGAGAAATAATGGATATTAAAGAATTAGGGCTTGAGGTAAAAGAAAGCCGAATAGAAGGAATATTAAGAGAAATAAAAGAAGAGATAGCAAAAAAAGATATAAGATTTATAAAATTATCAGATATTCACGGAAGAGACATTTATATCAATACTAATGAGATTATATCGATTCAAGAAGATAGTGAAGATATAGATAAAGGAACTATAACAAATATTACGGCAAGATGGGGGATGTTATTAGTATTAGCAACACCTGAAGAAGTAATAGATGCTATTAAAAAAGCAGCAGTATAGAAAATTGAAAAAGGAGAAAGATAATGAACGATAGAAAAGAAATTCAAAAGGTATTGTGTTAATGGGTGAATATCCAAAATTTATAGAATTGCACGGAAAGTATGGTTATGATTTACAACTTTAAAATTATATTTACAAATAGAGAAACGCTTGATGAATTGGTGGATGAAGAAACAATAAGAGACTTAATGGAACTTTACGAGTATACAAAAGATAAAGAATTCTTATTTGTAAGTTTTAAAATTAAAGGTATTGAAATCAATGTTAAGGATATAGATAAACTTTATTGTACAGAATGTTAAAAAGAAAGGTTGGAGAGAATGGGTAGAGTATATACAGTGGATGATGCAAAATTCTTTTTAGAGAATTATAAGAATATACAAATGGAATGTAATGATTTTCTTTTAAATGCTTATCAACCAGGAGATAAAAATGAAGTTAGCGCCCAAAAAACTGGAAGGGAAAACGAAAGAAATATAATAAAAAAATTAGATAACAAGGTATATCAAGAGAATAAAAGAATAATTAAGTGTATAGATAAGTTCTTAAAATCACTTAGTCCCGAAAGTTATAGAATAATATACGCCAAGTATTTCACGAGAATGAGAAACTACGATATTGCTAACAAATATCATATGGATATTTCTACAGTTAAAAGGAAAGTAAGAAAGTCTGTTGAAGGATTGGTAAAACTTTTAAATAATTTTTAAAAAGTTGAGCCCAATGAGCCATTTTTATGTGATAAAATGGTAGTGTGAGAAGTTTAACGGAGGAGTTAAGGTACGGTTGATATTTTTCTCTTTTAAAATTTTTAGTTAATACGAATTTCTTTTAATTGCTGGTTATAAAAAGAAATTAATGTGGAACACGCAAAAAGTGTTATTGAATTCCTCCGTTAAAACTTACTTAATAAACAAATTAAAAGCACTTTGATCGGTGCTTTTTTATTTTGTATAAATATTAAAATACCCCCCCTCCTCATAAAATTTAAAGGGGACTTATAAAATAGGGGGTAGGCAAGGAGAATAATGTGAGACTTGACAAGACCGGTACCCACCGTACCGCATTCGATAAAAACAAACAGAGGCTGCTAAAGACTCAAAACTGTTGTGGAATCTGTGGTAAACCTGTGGATAAGTCTATTAAATACCCCGACCCTTTAAGTCCTGTTATCGACCATATAATCCCCGTTGCTAAGGGCGGTCATCCATCAGATATAGATAACTTACAGTTAGCACACTTCTATTGTAACAGACAGAAATCAGATAAGCTGTTTAGTAAAGAAAAAGAGGTTAAAGAAGATGTGATAGGTAACAGAAACTTACCGAAACTGTTAGATTGGATGAATTACAAGGAAAAATAACAAAAAATGCTTAAAGAACAGCAAAAAAACGTAAAAAAAGCTAAAAATTAGCAAAAATAAGGAAAAAATGAACAAAAAGCCTAATTTATCAAGGTTTTTAAAAAAATTAAAAATTGAAACATTGATTTAAAAAGGTTTATGGGGGGTGAGACCCTCCCCACGGTTTCGGCTGACCTTCACGCCGTCACTGTACATTTTTTCTCGTGCGAAAATAACGATTAAAAGAAAGGAGTGATTTTATTGGAATATAAAGGAATAAATTACCTACGTAAAAAGCTTGCGTTGACTGATTGTAGAGTAGATTTAAGATATAGACAGTATGCAATGAAATTTAATGATGAACAATTTGGAATAACCATACCACCTCAACTGAGAAATCAATATAGGTCGGTTTTGGGTTGGTGTACAAAGGCTGTTGATAGCCTTGCTGATAGATTGGTATTCCGTGAGTTTGAAAATGATGATTTTAAAGTTAATGACATATTCAAACAAAATAATCCGGATATATTTTTCGACAGTGTTATCCTATCCTCGCTTATAGCTTCTTGTAGCTTTGTGTATATTTCAAAAGTTGGGGAGGATACTCCTCGATTACAAGTAATTGAAGCTAGTAATGCTACAGGAATATTAGATCCTATAACAGGACTATTAACTGAAGGATACGCAATTCTAAAAAAAGATGAAAATGGTAAGGCACTGTTAGAAGCTTACTTCACAGATAAAGAAACTGTGATTAATGACAAGAGAACAGATCAATCAACAGTAATAACAAATACTGCTGGTATTCCGTTATTAGTGCCTGTTATTCATGCACCGGATAGTGTAAGACCTTTTGGTAGATCAAGAATAACAAGGTCAGGAATGTATTATCAAAAATTAGCTAAAAGGACGTTAGAAAGGGCGGATATTACAGCAGAGTTTTATTCATTCCCTCAGAAATATGTGTTAGGAATGGATGTTGATGCTGAGCCACTCGAAACATGGAAAGCGACTGTATCTAGTATGCTACAAATCACAGTTAATGAAAATGGAGATAAACCTGCAGTAGGACAATTCACTACTCCGTCAATGTCACCATTTACTGAACAACTAAGAACAGCAGCTGCTTTATTTGCTGGAGAAACAGGACTTACTCTTGATGATTTAGGCTTTGTGTCTGATAATCCATCTTCAGTTGAAGCTATTAAAGCTAGTCATGAAAATTTAAGACTTGCTGGAAGAAAAGCACAACGATCTCTAGGAAGTGGACTTTTAAACGTTGCTTACGTTGCTTGTTGCTTAAGAGATGATTTTAAATATAACAGAAGTCGATTTATCGATACTAAACCAAAATGGGAACCTCTATTTGAAGCTGATGCTAATATGCTTACTTTAATCGGTGATGGTGTAATTAAGCTTAATCAAGCATTACCAGGATATATTAATTCTAATGTGATTAGAGATTTAACTGGTATTAAAGGTGATATGAATGCTACTCCGAAAATTGAGGAAGTAGAACAAAAAACTACTAACTCAGAGGATAAGAAAAATAATAGAGTAATTTCTACATATGAGATTACTTCACTTTTAAGTAACTATCAAAAAGGAGTACTTTCTAAAGAGAATGCTATTTTACTTCTTACATCTACGGGAATGAGTAAACAAGAAGCAGAGGTAATGTTAAATAAAACTGAAATCTTGGAGAAAGTAAATGAGTAACGATCTATTAGGACGTATTACTCAAACGTTCGAGAAACGCTTAAAAAATGTAAGTATTAAAGCTACCTCCTATGAGGATGTAAATGATTATGCAGTGGCTTTAGGAGAAATCCTAACCACTGCTTTTAATATTCATATTACTGAAAATCCTGGAGAGATTATTGAACAAATTCTTAATGATAGATTAAAAGAAAATCATAGATTAATAACCGATTTTGGTAAAATGGTTCAAGATATTTTGAATAAACAAGCTAAAATTGGTTTAGAAACACAAATCCCTCAAATAAATCAAAATAGAATAGATGGATTAGTAAGCAGGTTAAAAGAAGATGATTTTGAACAGTCAAAATGGTTGTTAGGTTCTCCTATAGTCAACTTTAGTCAGTCTGTAGTAGATGATATGGTGAGAAAAAATGCTGAATTTCATTATAAATCAGGCATGAGTCCTAAAATCATTAGAAAAGAAACTGGTAAGTGTTGTAAATGGTGTAAAAATTTAGTAGGTACATATAGATATCCTGATGTACCTAAAGATGTATATAGACGACATCAAAACTGCCGTTGTACCGTTGAATATATTCCTAAAAAAGGTGTTAGACAAGATGTTCATACTAAAAAAATAAAATATGAATCAAAAGAAGGTAGTAAAGAATTACCTTATACAAGTATCAAAGCAGAATGGTTGAAAAATTATAAAGAACCTAAAGTTGTAGAAGCTAGGTATTGGGAGAATAATGGGACTAAGTATTTTGTCGATGGAAAAAATGTTGTCTTAGATTACTCAGTAAAAGAAAAAGAAATTGCTGAACTGATAGCAAATAAATTTGGATTAGAAGTACAGTTAAATCCTAAATTTCATAATCCTAAAAATATTTCATGTCCAGATTATTTACTAAATGGAATCGCTTATGATTTAAAAGAAATAACTAGTACAGGGAAAAATAATATAGACACGGCCATAAAAAGTGGGAAAAAACAAGCTAGTAGTTTTGTGTTGGACTATACAAAATCGGGTTTATCCCGAGAAGATATAGATAAAAGATTGAATAGATTATATAAAAATCCACATAGAACCTGGGTTAAAAATATAGTATTAATAAAAGATAATAACATAGAAGATGTTATTAAAAAATAAAAAAAGAGATGTCGACCCCCCTCCAAAAATTGTGGGGGAGGAGGATAAACATCTCTTTTATTTACCTTTATTATAATATAAAAAATAAAAAAAGTCAATAAATTGCCCTACCGTATGGCATTAAACTAGGTGGATTGGAAAGGAGCAACTAAATGGGTAAATTTGGTAGACAAACTCCTACTCAATCGGTGATTTTAGACTATAACGAAAGTCGCTATCAAGAAGCTGTAAATCTATATAAAAGAACTAAGTTAGATGTGTATGATTGGCAGTTAAATCTATTAAAAGCAATCATGGCAACAGATGAAGAAGGATTGTGGACACATCAGAAATTTGGCTATTCGTTACCACGTCGTAACGGGAAGACAGAGATTGTGTATATTCTTGAAATTTGGGCGTTGCATCAAGGTATCAACATTTTACATACAGCGCACCGAATTAGTACCTCTCATTCATCTTTTGAAAAGGTTAAAAAATACCTTGAAAAGATGGGATATGTAGATGGTGAGGATTTTAATTCTATTCGTGCTAAAGGTCAAGAAAGAATTGAGCTATATTCCACTGGTGGAGTGGTGCAATTTAGAACCAGGACTAAAAATGGTGGTCTTGGTGAAGGTTTCGACTTAATGATAATTGATGAAGCACAGGAATATACGATTGAACAAGAATCTGCTTTGAAATATACAGTTACAGATAGTAAAAACCCTATGACAGTAATGTGTGGAACACCTCCTACACCAGTGTCAATAGGGACTGTATTTACTAAATATCGTGAATCTTGCTTATTCGGAAAGAGTAAATACTCTGGATGGGCGGAATGGTCTGTTGAGGCTGAAAAAGAAATAAACGATATTGATGCTTGGTACAATTCTAATCCTTCATTAGGTTATCATTTAACTGAAAGGAAAATTGAAGCTGAGCTTGGTGAAGATAAGCTGGATCACAATGTTCAACGTCTTGGTTTTTGGCCATCGTTCTCTCAAAAATCTGTAATTAGTGAGAGGGAGTGGGACGGATTGCAAATAAATGGAAAACTTAATTTTAAAGGCAAGTTATTCGTTGGTATTAAATACGGAAATGATGGAACTAATGTAAGCATGAGCATTGCAGTTAGGACTAATGATGAACGTATTTTCATTGAAACCATTGATTGTCAAAGTTTAAGAAATGGTAATATGTGGTTGATTAATTTCTTAAAAAATGCTGACGTAGCAAACATCGTTGTGGATGGTGCTGGCGGTCAGAAATTGTTAGAAGAGGAGTTAAAAGATTATAAGATAAAGAACATTATATTGCCAACCGTTAAAGAGATAATCACAGCTAACTCAGTTTTCGAACAAGGTATATTCCAAAAGACTATTTGTCATAACGGTCAACCGTCATTAAGGAAAGTAGCTACAAATTGTGAAAAACGTAGTATCGGCACTAATGGTGGTTTCGGATATAAGTCACAGTTTGATGATATGGATATTTCGTTATTGGATAGTGCATTACTTGCACATTGGGCTTGTCACTCGATTAAGCCTAAGAAAAAACAAAGGATAAGCTATTAATTAGCTTAAATTACCGAACGGACGGGTAATCCGGATAAAGGAGAATAAAAAAATGACAGAATTTAAAGTAATTGAAACTCAAGAACAATTAGATGCAATTATAAAATCACGATTAGATCGTGAGAAGGCTAAGTACTCTGATTACGATACTTTAGTAGAAAAGATAAAAAATTTAGAGACGGAAAATACAAACTTGAAACAAGCTATCACTGATAAAGAAACAAGTGAAAGTATGAATCTAACTAGAATTACGGATCTTGAAAAAGATGTGACTGCTTGGAAAAATAAATCACTTAAGCAACAAATAGCTATGAAAAACGGTCTACCGTTTGACTTAGCTGACAGACTGCAAGGTGATACTGAAGAAAGTTTGAACGAGGATGCAGAACGTCTTGCATCATTAGTAAGTGTTAAAAATTATACACAGCCATTAGCTGATAAAGAACCTGCTTTTAAAGAAAAAGGAGTGGACTCAGCATGGCGTGATGTTGTTAAAAATTTAAGATAAAAAAAGGAGAATAAAAAAATGACAGAATCAACAGCAACAAAAAAAGGGACTTTATTTAACCCAGAATTAGTAACAGAAATTATGAGCAAAGTGCAAGGGCGTTCAACTCTTGCTAAATTATCAAACCAACAACCTATTCCATTTAACGGAACTGAACAATTTATTTTTAATTTAGAAGGTAATGCACAAATTGTAGGAGAAGGAGAATTAAAAGGAGCTGGGAAAGCTGTAATTACTTCTAAAGTTATTACACCGCTAAAATTTGTATATCAAGCACGTATGACAGATGAATTTATGCATGCTTCAGATGAGAAAAAAATGAACTTCTTAAAACATTACGCAGATGGCTTTGCTAAAAAAATCGCAGAAGCTTTTGACATTGCAGCGATTCACGGATTAGAACCGAAAGGATTAACTGATGCAAGTTTCAAAGCTACTAACTCATTTGACGGATTAGTAACAGGAAATGTTGTGACTTACAACGCTGCAACGATTGATAGCAATATCGATGATGCAGTTCAAGCTATTGTTGCGACTGACAATGAAGTAACTGGGATTGCAATGTCACCAGCTGCAGGACAAGCAATGTCTAAAGTTAAAGTCAATAATGTTGTACAATTCCCAGAATTTAGATTCGGACAACGTCCAGATAATTTCTTTGGTATGGAGTTAGATATTAACAAAACTTTAACTGCACAAAGTGGAAAAGGTAAGAAAAATCATGCTATTGTTGGGGACTTCCAAAATAGATTCAAATGGGGATATGCTGAAAACATTCCTATGGAAATTATTGAATATGGAGACCCAGATGGAGCAGGTAGAGACTTAAAAGCATACAATGAAATTCTATTACGTACTGAAGCTTATATCGGATGGGGAATTCTTGACGAAAAAGCATTTGCTCGTGTAGAAGAAGCGTAGGAGGTAATTTATGTACGTTTATAAGCATAAAGAAACTGAAGTAGAGATAGTAACAGTGAGTGAGCTTTCAGGAGATTGGGAGCTTGTAAAAGAAGTTAAAGAATCTACTAAAAAAACTAAGTCAGAAGAGGAATCTGACAAAGAATAGAGGTGTAATATGAATGCACTTGAACCTTTTGCTAGCGTTGATGATTTAGAAATTTTATGGAGAAAAGTTGAGATTCATGAGTTGTGTCGCTCTGAGGAACTTTTAAGAACAGTTTCTCACGTTTTAAGGGTTGAAGCTAAGAAAGTTAAGAAAGACTTAGATTTATTAGTTAAACAAGATGAGAGTTATTCTTATCTTGTGAAATCAGTCGTTGTTGACATTGTGGCAAGAACTCTCATGACATCTACTAATCAAGAGCCTATGACTCAATATTCTGAGTCGGCTCTTGGATACTCTGTTTCAGGCTCGTTTTTAGTGCCTGGTGGAGGACTGTTTATAAAAGATAGTGAGTTGAAACGTTTAGGATTAAAAAAACAACGATACGGAATAATTGATTTCTATGACATTACTTAAAGGAATAGAAGTAGTTTTGATAGATAAAACAGAAAATGGAGTGGATGAATTTAATCATCCTATTTTTGTTGATAGAGAAATAGTCGTAAAAAATGTGATAGTAGCCCCTGTTAAAACTGAAGATGTCACAAATGTAGTTAATTTAACTGGTAAAAAGGCTGAATACCAACTGGGGATACCTAAAGGTGATAAAAACACTTGGGAAAATAGAGAAGTTGTATTTTTCGGAAGAAAATGGCGAACTATAGGTATTCCGCAAGAAGGTATTGAATCAATGATTCCATTAAGTTGGAATAGAAAGATTATGGTAGAGAGATATGAGTAAAAAATTTGAATTAAACTATAGCGGTGTGGCAGAACTAATGAAAAGTCCTGAAATGATTGAAGTACTTAGAGATAAGGCTAGAGGTATTCAAGAAGCCGCAGGAGATGGTTATGAAATTAATTCATTCGTAGGTAAGAATAGGGCTAATGTTAGTGTTAAAACAAAAACACGTAAGGCTATTAGAGACAACAACAAAAATAACACTTTATTAAAGGCAATGAGATAATGATTGAACTTATTGTCAAAGAATATCTATCAAAAACACTTAATATACCAATTGTTTTTGAACATCAGAAAAATTTACCTAAACAATTCATAGTAATTCAAAAAACAAGCGGAAGCAGAGAAAACTTTTTAAATTCATCAACAATAGCTATTCAAAGTTATGGAGCTTCTATGTTTGAAGCTGCTAAATTAAACGAAAAAATTAAAAATCTAATGTATGACTTGATAACCGTATCTGAAGTTTCAAAAGTTAGCTTAAATAGTGATTATAACTACACTGATTTAGAGACTAAAGAATACCGATATCAAGCTGTATTCGATATTCATTATTATTAAAAAGGAGATTAAAAAATGGCAAATGTAAGCAATGTAACATCAGCGAAACCGAAAATAGGTGGAGCTATTTATTCAGCACCATTAGGAACGGCTCTTCCTACTGATGCAACTACAGGACTAAATGCTGCTTTTAAAGCATTAGGATATATTTCAGAAGATGGGCTAACTAACGAAAACACTGCTAGTACTGAGAATGTAAAAGCATGGGGTGGAGATATTGTTGATACTGTGCAAACAGAAAAAACAGATAAATTTTCTTATACTTTAATTGAATCATTAAATATTGACGTATTAAAAGAAATTTACGGGAAAGATAACGTAAGTGGAGATGTTGAAACAGGTATTACAATTAAAGCGAATACTAAGGAATTATCACAACATGCGGTCGTTATTGAGATGGTGCTAAAAGGAGACATCTTAAAACGTATTGTAATTCCTAACGGAAAAATCAGTGAAGTAGGAGAAATTAAATATGCTGACTCTGAAATGGTCGGGTTCGAAACTACTCTAAATGCATTCCCAGATACTGATGGAAATACTCACTACGAATATATTAAAAAAAAATAAAGATAGGAGATAAGTAGGATGAAAAAATTAACAGGTGTAACTAAAACAGGATTCGCATATTCTATTTCAGAAAAAAATGTAAGAAACTATGAATTAGTAGAAGCGTTAGGAGAATTAGATACTAATCCTCTTGCTTTACCAAGAGTGATGAATCTTTTATTAGGAAAAGAAGGAACAAAAAAATTAAAAGATCATGTTAGAGATAAAGATGGAATTGTAGACACTGAAAAAATAACAGCAGAACTTGAAGATATCTTTAAAGCTCAAGAACGATTAAAAAAATAGTAATCCTTGCTAGTATGTTGAATACTGATGAAGATGCTGTAATTTGTGACTTAGCTGAAACTTATCGAATCTATAATTACAAAGATATGCCACCAGAAACGGTGGCTATTTTTTGTAATGGCTTAAGAGATGACTCTAGAATTAAGATGAAAATGTCAGGTCAAAAAGTTAAGCTAGATACTATGCTACTAGCTTCAACTGTGGATAGATTAAGTCTGTTAGTTTGGGCTAAAACAAAAGACGGTCAAAAAGGCAGAAATAAACCTAAGTCACTTGTAGATGGTATCAATAAACCTGTTAAAGTTAAAGAGGAATTAGCATTCACAACTGGTGAGGAGTTCGAAAGAATAAGAAATAAAATATTGAAGGAAGGAGGATAATATGGCAACAAATTTAGGTAAAGCATATGTACAAATTATGCCTTCCGCAAAAGGGATATCAGGGATGATATCAAAAGAACTAGATGGAGAAGTCTCAAGTGCTGGAAAGAGTGCTGGGAGTACTCTAGTTTCAACAATTAAAAATGCAGTAATTGCAGCTGGGATAGGTAAGTTGTTTGCAGCATCACTTACAGAAGGTGGGAAACTTCAACAGTCTCTAGGTGGTGTTGAAACATTATTTAAAAATAATGCTGATAAGGTTAAGCAGTATGCTAATGAAGCTTACAAGACAACAGGACTCTCTGCTAATGCTTATATGGAAACTGTAACCGGATTTAGTGCTAGCTTAATTAAATCATTAGGTGGAGATACTGCAAAAGCTGCAAAAGTAGCAAACACAGCAATGGTTGATATGGCGGACAACTCTAATAAGATGGGGACATCAATGGAGCTTATCCAGAATGCTTATCAAGGATTCGCAAAACAAAACTATACAATGCTGGATAACTTAAAATTAGGTTATGGTGGTACTAAGCAAGAAATGCAACGTCTGTTAGCTGATGCACAGAAATTAACAGGTGTTAAGTATGACATTAACAACCTATCAGATGTGTATGAAGCAATTCACGTAATTCAAGGCGAATTAGGAATTACAGGAACAACAGCAAAAGAAGCAGCTACAACATTACAAGGTTCATTTGCTTCTATGAAAGCAGCATTTTTAAACTTGATAGGTAATCTATCTCTAGGTCAAGATATTAAACCAGCTCTACAACAATTAGCTAGTACAACAATGACTTTCCTTGTAGGTAACTTTCTACCAATGGTAGGAAATATTTTAAAAGGATTACCATCTCTTGTGATAGGTGCATTCTCTGGACTAGCTGAGCAATTAAGAGGTGTGTTTGGAGATGAAGTAGTAAACAAAATTCAAGGATATTTAACTAAGGTTTCTGGAGCTGTAGAGTCATTCATTAATGTGTTGACAGGGTCAATTTCTAAACAAGAAGGGATAGACTTGATAAAAGCATTAGGTATTAATGAAAGAACTGCTGATTCAATTGTTAGCATTGCTGATAATATCCGAACTGCTTTTAAAAATGTTTGGGAAGCAATAAAAAATATAGTAGCAATTGTTGGAGATTTTATCGGAGATCTATTAGGAATTAACACTGCTGAAAGTGGTGTTAGTGGTGTAGCTTTAGCGTTTGAATTTTTAAGTAACGTATTAAAAGTAATATCACAATGGATAAAAAGTTTCACTTCATATTTACGAGAAAATCAGGTAGCACTTGCCTTAGTGAAAGTCGCACTAGGTTATATTGTTGGTAAGTTTATAGCACTGAAGATACTCGGACCTATTGTTGCTTTAATAAACGGATTCAAAACTGCTATTATGGCAGCAAGAACAGCAATGGCAATTTTCAATGCTGTAATGATTTTAAGCCCTATGACCGCACTTATTGTGGGAATAACGGCGGTGATAGCTGCTTTAACATGGTTTTTCACACAGACGGAAACAGGAAAACAGATATGGCAAGGCTTTGTCAACTTTATAAAACAAGCTTGGCAAGGTGTCGTAGAATTCTTTAGTGGTATATGGAGCGGGATTACAGCTGGAGCAACAACCTTATGGACTGGAATTCAAACTGTTTGGGGTGCTGCTGTAGAAAAAATAAAAGCTTTATGGCAAGGTGTAACTGAATATTTTTCTAGTCTATGGTCTGGAATTCAGGCAACAACAAGTGTAGCGTGGACTTTTATCACAACTTCAATAATGGCTATAGTTCAACCGTTTATACAAGGTTTTACTAACGCTTGGAGCATTTTAAAAAATGGCGTTATATCTGTTTGGGATGGTGTAAAATCGACTATTCAAGGTGTTTGGGAGTTCATTAAGTCTATTGTAATGGGAGCAGTATTAATTATTCTTGATTTTGTATCTGGAAATTTCACAAAGCTTCAAGAAGATTTAAAACTTATTTGGGATGGTATTAAAACAGCTATTCAAAAAGTTTGGGAAGGTATCAAAACAGTAGTATCAACAATAGTCAGTACTCTTATAGCATTATTAATAAATGCTTGGGAAAGTTTTAAAAATGGTATGATTGCACTTTGGAACTTTCTACAAACAACAGCTTCAACTATTTGGAACGGCTTAAAAACAGCTGTGGTAACGATAGTAACTGGATTAATTAATGGAATAAAAGCGTTATGGGAAGGCTTTAAAAATTTCTTTTATTCTCTAATAAACGGTGTTAGAAATACAGCTGTCAACACATGGAACAGTATTAGGTCAAGTGTTGTAAGCATAATAAGCGGATTAGTGGGTGCAGCACAGAATGCTTGGTACTCATTCAGGAATGGAGTTTCCAACTTAGTAAGTAGTGTATCTAACATTTTCTACTCGTTAAGAAATATCAACTTATGGAATGCAGGGAGTGCTATTATTAACGGATTCCTTAATGGACTAAGGTCAGCTTGGGGAAGTGTTCGAAACTTTGTAAGCGGGATAGCTGATTGGATTAGAGATAACAAAGGTCCGATTGAGTACGATAGAAAACTACTTATCCCAGCAGGTAATGCAATTATGGAAAGTTTAAATAAAGGACTTTCAGATAAGTTTGAAACTGTAAAGAATACTGTTAGTGGAATGGCTAAAGATATTAACAAAGCTTTTACAAATGATATTTCAGATTTTGAAATAGGAGCTAGCGTATCTAATAATTTAAAAATTGAAGATATGAGTACAGCTGACTTTTCTTTAGAAGATAAGGATAATAACGTGATTAAAGCGTTAGAAGTTGTACAAGACTTATTAAAAGATATTTCAAATAAAGATATTAACACTTATTTAGACGGTGAAATTTTAGCTAAAAACTCATATGATAGACAAATGACATTTGTTAGAAGGGAGGGTATTTAACAATGATTAAGATTAATGATGTAATTTTACCTCCTAAAGACTATGTGTTAGTTGACGGTGGAGAGATTCAAGTAGCAAAAAAACGTATATCAGAAGAAAATAAAATATATGGCATTAACGGAACTTATATACTTCATGATGAAGCTTTTGAAAGTCAAGAACGTACTTTGAAAATCTCTGCTGTTAATTTTGCTAAAGTAATAGAGTTAAGTAATTTATTAAAAGATTTCGATAATACAATAGAGTTTGATTATTTAAAAACATCTAAATATTGTGCTGATTTAATTGATATTACTTTCAATAAGCAAGGTAATTCAAGGTGGTTGGTTAATGTTAAATTATTATTTGACCCGTTTAGATATACTAATGAAAGTACTGAAATAAGGCTTACAGCTAAAGGTACTATTAATAATACCGGAAATGTATTTTCGGAACCGATAATCGAAATAGAAGGAAATGGTGAAGTGAGTTTGGCAATAGGTAGTCAAATTATGTTTTTAAATTTAGATAGCAAAGCAATTATAGACTGTAGACACAGGAGACAAAACATATATGATAAAAATAATGTTTTAAAAAATTCAATCCGTAAAAAAGGTGGTTTCTTTGAAATACCCCCAGGATTGCAAGGCGTTGTAACTACTGGAAATGTTACAAGCATCAAAATAAAAGGTAATTGGAGGTGGCGTGTATGATCTATTTAAAAGAGGGAAAAATCCCTCTTAATTTTTCTTATAATGATGAAATAGTACACGAAGGAAATAGTAAATATCAATTAAGTTTCAAATTTCCGACCAATAATCCGTTGTGGAAAGAGTTAGAAGAAGAAACACTTTTACTAGCTGATGACTTACACGGAGAACAGGAATTCATCATATTTGAAGTAGAAAAACATCACGCTTATATTACTGTTTACGCTAATCAAGTAGCTACGTTGTTAAATAATTATTCTATCACTGAAATAAGCGTTAATAATGCTAGTGGAGATAGGGTGATGAGAAGTCTTACAAGTAGTATTATTCGTAACCATAATTTTACGTTCTCTTCTGATATAGCCAATACTCACAGTTTTAACTTAAAAAATGTGACAGTAGCAAATGCTTTATTTAGAGATAAACATTCCATTATAGGTCAATGGGGTGGAGATTTAATCAGAGATAAGTATGATATTAGATTATTGAGTAATGGTGGAAGTAACAAAGAAGCTTTATTCATGTATAAAAAAAATCTAAAATCATACCAACAGAAAAAATCTATAAAAGATTTAAGAACAAGAATTCACTTCACAAAAACTATCAACTCTCAAAAAGAGGGTGAAAAGGATAAAGTAATTGCTGTTACTGTTGATAGTCCGTTAATTAATAAATATAAAAATATCTATGAAGGAAATTTAGATGTAAATGATCAAGATGTTATAGATGAAACAACACTACGAAAATACGGTGAAAATTACTTCAAAACTACATTGTGTGATGTAATTGAGGAAAGTATAGAAATTGATGTTGTGGGTAGACCGGATGTACCTGTTGGGATATTTGACACAGTTACAATATTCCATGAGAAATTTAATTTTGATGTTAAGAAGAAAATCACAAAATACACTTACTCACCTATGGGACGTAGGTTAAAAACTATTGGTTTTGGTAAAATTCAATCTAATTTAGGAACTACACTGGCTAGCATGGTTGACAATGCAGTGGCAGAACAAGTAGAGAGTAAATTAGATGTTTTTAAAATTCAGAAAAATTTAGACCAGTTATTAAAACTTGATAAGAAAAGCATTGAAGACAAACTAGTCGAATTAGAAGAAAAATCAAAAAGTGCAGTTGAAGTTAAAAAAGCCTTATTCGAAGCTGACGGTGAAATTCCAGAAATAGTTAAGACTAGAATTCTTGATGCAGTTGAAGGGAATATCGCTAGACTAAAAACGATAATCACAGAAGCTGAAATGATTAAGGCTATTCAAGCACAATTGAATTTTGCAGAGATAAAAAATGCAATGATTGACAAAGCATTTATCAAAACATTAGTTTCGGATGAGAGCTTCAGACAGCAATTTGAAGCTGGAGAAGTCAATACACAAAATATTTTTACTAAAATGAGAGATGCTATTCAATCTAGTATTAGAAAAGACTTTATCACAAAAGAAGAAACTAAGAGATTAATCAACGATTTAACAATTAGTGCTGACGGTATTCGGCAGATAGCTAACGAAGAAAGCGTAAAGACATTCACAAGTAAAAAAGCCGAATTAAGAGGTAATGATGGAAAGAATGCATATGTGTTTAAAAAGTATTCGAACTTTGCTGACGGTCGAGAAATGAACGACAACCCGAATTCCCAATATATAGGGCTTTATACCGGTAGTAAATCGACCGCACCGATCGACCCAACGGAATATAGTTGGACTAAGGTGAAATTTGAAGGTAAGTTGTACAAAGGATACGCAAACAGTACAAACGGACTAGATTTTACCGTTGTTGAACCGGACGACAATTCGTTTTTACTTGCCAAAAATAGACCTCGTGTAAATATAACTAATGATGATGATATTAGCGATATTTGGCAAGCTAACATGTTTTTAAGTCTGAAACCTAATACAAAATACACCCTTACAGCACGAGCAAAAGGTAATAACAATAAATTATGGGCTTACTTTAGAAACAACAAAACTTCACAAGAGTATTCTTGGGGTCAATTAGAATTTGGGAACACCTTACAAACTAAGAATATAGTATTTACAACAGACAGCGATGTAGATGATGTGTTATTTAAATTCATCTTAGTACCGGAAGACGAAAATTGGACAGGTGTTCAAGTAGATTGGTATACAATTCATGAAGGCGATAGACCTTACACAGATTATCCAACTAACGAGCCGGCACAGTACCACAAGTATAGATATTTTGGTTACGTGTTTAAAAACGGAACGCCAACGGCTAGTGATTTTGATTGGTTCGATATCCAACAAAAATCAATCACAGGTGACAAATATACTCATTTAGTGTATTCAGATAATGCTGACGGTAGTAATTTCGGACGAGAGCCAAAAGCTTATATGGGAATTGCAAGGACTACATCACCTGTTACACCTACCGATAAAAAAGCTTTTAAATGGGTTAGATTGAAGGGTGATGACGGTAAATCAGCTCCAAACTTTAATCTATT